TCAGGTCCCCCACTAAAGAAGAAATTGCCGACTGCACAAAGCGAGCAGCCGACAATACGATAAAGTTTAAATAATTCCAAATTGAGCTTTTATAAGTTCCGTTACAACATTTGAAGCAATTTGGGTAACTGCGGAAAGAGAGTTGCTACCAACAACTCCAGCAATCTTTTTAACCTTGCCCCATATATTATCATTACGAATATTAGCAAGAAATTGATGCCCATCAGGCGATAAATCTGCAATCGTTACATATTTTCCCCCATCAAATGAATGCACATCAATAATAAGATTTGCTATCTTACATTGTCTAATGTGGTAGAGTAGCTCCTCGGCAGAATATTTTTGGAGATTGTCAGGAAGAGTATCATCAAATTTTAACTCCAATATTCTGTGATAATCAACATCTTTTTCGATTGCGAGTAAAATATCACGAACACAATCCGAATTTAACCGCATAGCTTGCACCTCCTTTCATTGAAATTATATCACATTGTATTGAGGATGCAAAGCAACGAAACTAACAAAGAGGTGATTAAATGTTAAAAGGCAAAAGAAAAAAGGAAATGCCGGAAAGACAAATTTCTTTTGAATGCCCTGCTTATCCTGTTCAGAGTGATTTTTACAAAATTTCTTTGGAAGAGTTCGGCGGAGAACAGCATAGGAAAGGAGATGTGAAAAGTGAACTTATGTATAATTATGATACTAACAAATCTGTGTATATCTGTGGTATTCTTAACTATCGCAATAAAAATAATAGCTGTCCGCATTATAAAAACGCTTGACAGCTATTTGAATAAATATGATGCACAGATTATGGATTTAATTCGCTGGGCAAAGGGTTTAGACAAACATCAATGAATGCTTTTCCAACAGGAGTAAGTGTTGCAACTCCTTTATGTAAATCAAATTTTTGATTACTGTTATTTGATTTGTTCATGGCTTCTATTTGATTTTTGAAATCTACTACTATAGGTAAAGAATCAAAAATCTTATAGACTGAATCATCAGTTATGTATTGATCATATGCGATGCTTATAAGACCCATACGAGATAAAGACGATAAAGAAATTGATTGTTGCTCAATTGAATCGCAAAACTCATTACTACAAAAAATATTAGTTTGCAAAATTTTATAACCGCCTTTTTCAAGCATTATCATTATTTCGCATATTGGCAAATTTTCTTCAACTGAAAAACATTTTAGGTTTTGGGCATCTATAGGCGACATTTGTTGAATGATGTCAGAAAAAGACGGATGAATTTTTTCGATTTTTCTACTGTCGAATGAATTGACGATTAACTTTTCAAACATTTCACGAATTTCGTCTTCATTCATAAAGTATTTCGCTTTTTCAAGAGCAGGTCCAATAATCGATTCTCTCGATTCAACTTTATGTTCTGTTGGAATATTATCTACACCCTTTTGAATGTTAGCTTTAAAGTCTTCAAACTTTTTTTGGCGCTTTAATTCGGCTTTTATTGAAGCATAATGTATGCCACCTACAGCTAAGTTTATGAAATCGGCTAACAGAGCGCCTGCAACTTTTGTTGGTGGATTTGTAAGATTACTTACTGCTTCTGATTCTAAAACAGCTTTTGTAACACCATAAGCAGTATCATTTATGTTTTGGTCACTCATATGTGCACCACCTTTCTAAATTAATAATAACATTATTTGGGTAATAAGGCAATAAAATATCGAAAAGCAGGTGAAGAAAATGGCAAAACTTAAACTTATTGACACAAAGGACAAGCTTCTTCTTGAAATTGACGGAACAGAAATCCCGTATGTTACAAGCTATCAGATAACACGCTCGGTCGGTGAGGTTGTACTGCTCAAGCTGGCACTCAGCGTTGCCGATGTGGAAAAGGTTGAAATCGTATCAGACAAAATTACGGAGGACAACAGAGGTGTAAGGCAATAAATTTATAAGGAGGGTATATATGCCAAAATCTAAGAAAACAGTAACCAACTGGGACGATGTCCCACTCTACATAGATTTGCCGTTGCTGGCAACCCTTTGGGGGTTCTCGGTTGATTGTTTAAAGAAAAAAGCACAGTCGGGCGTTTTGCCGGCGGCAAAGATGTTCGGTGAGTGGAGAATATCTAAAGAGGACGCAAAGGCTTACTTCGAAAAGGCTTACAACGAAACACAGGAGGGAATAAAAAAAGATGGATGTAATAATTAACGACATACCGACCTATCCGTTTAAGGATGTTGAAATCGGAGATGTGTTCTCTGATGATTCGGGACGCTTTATGATGAAAGTATCATATGAAACAGCAATATGTTTAGATGATAATATAGTCTATGGCATTAACAGCAACACAAAATGCTATCTGAGGGACTGTGTGATTATAGAGCGTGAACTGCTCGAAAATCTCAAGAAAGGAGCAAACGGATATGAGTAAGCTTGAAAACTTACAAATCTGCATTAAAGACGGCGAGGTTGTAGTATTGCAAGGACTTGACACCGTTACGGCTGAAAGGCTTGAGGACATTTTAAACTATGTTGCAGAAGTCAAGGAAAGCCTTGACAGGCACAAGCTCAGCAACAGATCAACAGGCATTAAGCGTGTGGCGAACAACTGTAAAAAGTTTATCCGCTGCTGCAAATACGCAGTGAAAAATTAAGGAGGTGCAACAGATGAAAAAAGGGACAACAATCGAAAGCGGATACGATGCTTCGGGGCGCTGGTGTCTGAAACTTCGAAAAGCCAAAGTCGATTACATTTTAAGCGCAAAAGACAAAGCCGCCAGCTAATGCACAGCTGGCGGCAAAGTGAAAAGATATAAAAATATTTACTGCTATTATTATATCTTTTCTCTCTTAAAAAATCAAGAGGTGAAATTATGAAAAAGTCGATTGAAAAAAAGACAAGAATATTGCTGCTTGCTTTGGGCATTACTCCGAATCTGATAGGATACGGATATTCTGCAAGTGCGATTTGCAAGCTGATTGAGCAGAGAAAAGCACGCAGGAAGGTGAGCTATTGCAAGCTGTACGAGGAAGTAGGCAAAGAGTTCTTTTCTAACGGCAACAGAGCCGAGAGAGCAATAAGAAATGCAATAGCGAATACGCTGCCACGAAATAAAGTATTGTGGGAAAAGCTGCTGGATTTTAAATGCAACGGAAAGCTAACGGTGAGTGAGTTTTTATCGCTTTGCGCCGAAAAACTGATGATGAGCGATGAATAAAATCAATTAACTGAGTTAATAAGCTCCGCACAGCTTGTTATATATTTGTAATTAACTTTTGTTGATTATTCTTCCTAAAATATAATACTGACTTGCATAATGTTACTGCCGGAGCAGGTGCGGCTGCTCTTTGGTATTTAAGGAGGAAATATGGATTTAGAAAAAACAAGTATTGAACGATTACGCGAAGGTGCCGAAATAAGCAAATATTATTATAATCAGCCTTTGCTACTATGCTATTCCGGCGGCAAAGATAGCGAAATAATTTTAGACCTTGCGCTTAAGTCAGGTATAGATTTTGAGGTTTCACATAGTCATACAACTGCCGATGCGCCCGAAACCGTTTATCACATTCGCCGAAAGTTCAAAGAGCTGGAGTCTAAAGGAATTAAGTGTACAACGCAAATGCCAACTTTCAAAGGTAAATCTGTCAGTATGTGGAGCTTGATTCCTGCTAAGAAAACCCCACCCACTCGCCTTGCACGATATTGTTGTGCAATACTGAAAGAAACAGCAGGACACGACAGAGCGATTGTGACAGGCGTAAGAAGAGCGGAAAGCACCAACAGAGCTAAAAGCGGAATTATTCAGACTTGGAGTAAAGACATCTCAAAGAGAATTATCATTAACAACGATAATGACGAAAAGAGAAAAATCGTTGAGCATTGTCAACTACAAGGGAAAACTGTATTCAATGTCATATGTGATTGGTCAAATGACGATGTAAAAGACTATATCAAAGAAGAACATATAAATTTAAATCCTTTGTATAAGTGTGGCTTTCACAGAGTAGGTTGCGTTGGCTGCCCTATGGCAGGAAAAGGAAGATACAAAGAATTTGCACTGTATCCTAAATACAGAAATTTGTATATCAGAGCGTTTGACAGAATGTTAGAAGTTCGCAAGCAAGCAGGATTAACAACTAATACGTGGCAATCAGGAATAGATGTGTATCACTGGTGGATGGAGGACAATGTTCTGCCGGGGCAGCTAACAATAGACGGAGAAAATGATTGGTAAGAGGTATGGTATGAAAAAAGTTTTAGACAGAGTGGACAAGAAATGTATAGAGATAAGCAGATACAATAAGCTGCACAACACGCATTACAGCTACGGCGAATACACAGCTTTAGTGCGTGCAGGAAAGATTATATCAGATGTTGTGAGTGAAAAGAGAGTTAAGAAAAATGAGAAGAAAATGGACAGATGATGATGTCAACAGTTTGTGCGAAATGTGGGGCAATTCAAGTGTTGAAAGAATTTGTACAAAACTTGAAAGAAGCAAAAGTTCTGTAATTCAAAAAGTTAATAGACTTAAGCTGGGAGCTTTTTTAGATAATAGTATTTACATTACAAAACATCAATTGTTTGTTGCTTTAGGAATAAACTCCGATTCATATAAAAATGTATCCTGGCTTAAAAACAGAGGATGTAAAGCAAAAGAAAACGGCTGTGACGAATGTCTATCATTTGTAAGATTAAAACCGCAATTTTGCAAAAGATGTGGCAAAGATTTTATTGAGCACGGAGAACACCTTTATTGTCAGAATTGCAGAGAAGCAAGATTAAAGCAAGCACAGAGAAAATATGCGATATTAAATCAAAAAGGAGAATTATAGATGAGAGAAATTTTATTCAGAGGTAAGAGAGTAGATAATGATGCGTGGGTCGAAGGTTTATTGATAATAATATGGGGGCAGTATCACATTATACAACCTAATGATGAAAATACAGCTTACCCGATTATTTTCAAAACGGTTGGACAGTACACGGGAATGACTGACAAGAATGGCACGAAAATCTTTGAGGGTGATATCATTGATTTTCTTTACCGCTCGGATGGTGACGACTATGGAATCGTTCAGTACGATGTTGATGAAACTGAATTTGGATTTGTGCATAATTTAATCTATGATGGATTAGGCAGACACTATTGTTCAAGAGATATTGAAGTTATCGGCAACATCTATGATAATCCGGAACTGATGAAAGGAGAAAAAAATAATGACCCTTGACGAATTAAAAGCTGAAATATCCGAACGCATAGAAAGTGAACAGGAGAAGATGAACGGATTTAATGACAGCAAAAGCAGAAAGGACAAACATTATTACATAAGCGAAGGAATGGTGATAGCGTACGGAATTGTGGCTGATTATCTTGGTGATTTGGAGGTGCTTGAATGACAAATGAGGCGTATGAGCAGATTAAGCTATTCAACTGGGTTGCGTATGCGAGAAATACTTATCCGCAGCTTGACTTGCTGTATCATGTACCAAATGGTGGCAAGAGAAATCAGAAAGAGGCGTTTAACCTTAAAAGGCAAGGTGTGAGAGCCGGTGTGCCTGATTTGTGCCTGCCTGTATCGAGGGGGAAATATCACGCACTTTACATTGAACTCAAGGTGGGCAACAACAAAGCGACTGAAAAGCAGCGGAAATGGATTAAGAGACTAAGAGAGCAGGGCAATTTGGCGCTTGTTTGCTATGGCTGCAAAAAAGCACAGGATAAAATTCTTAAATATCTTAATTTAGGAGAATAACAATGAAAAATGAAAAAGCAGAAACCAAAGTCGAAGAAGTCGCAGAAGAGGGTAACTTTGACACTCTGAGTGAACTTGACAAACTTGCGGTCGGATTTATCGCAGGTGAAATTGATACAGATATAATAAACAGTCTTGATACATACAACCGTTGGTTTGTGCTGTCGATGTCAGCTATATATAGTTGCGGCAAAATCGGCTTGCTCTCGGCTAAAAGTTGTGTGCAGGTCAAATACAAGTTATTGAGCGAATACAGACGATTCAGAACAGAAACATATTTCGCAGAGATTGAGCACCGTGAATGGATTAAACGAACGAGAGAAACATCTTGCAAACTTACAGAACTTGCACATCAAATTAATAACAAAGATACTGATGCATTAAAAACAGCTGTCGAGATTATTGACTTATTCACGAAACAAGATGTATATAATCAATTATTTATAAAAGCAGAAGCTGATGAAGAGTATAAGCAGAAATGTGTACAAGCTCTTACACAAAATGAAAAACTCTTCTTCGACCGCTTTGGCAATATACCTTTTGTTGACTTACTGCTTAAGTTTTACAAGTCAACCGAAGAGAACCGAGCAGCGGAAATATACAAAGAACTTGATTGCGATAATCTTAATGTTGTTGCACATAGAGTTCCTGTAAAATCCGATAATTGCAAAGGCATAGCAAAATCATATCTTGAATATTTCAAATAAAAATCGCAGGGGCTGAAATGCCCCTGCATATCCTGCTCAAGTAATTAATTAAGTGACCGCTATAAAAAATAATGATATAATAAAGGATTTATAAAATGTACATATATAAATGTGAAGTTAAATCAGGGCCTATGCTCGAAATAAAATATTATAAATCATTACGCAAGCGTAACAAAAAGAACATTGCACGCAATTTCAATCAAGCAAAAACAAACGAAAAACAAGCACTTGCAAACCGCATTCGTGGAGAGCAGCATACTCAAAGACTTATCCTCTGTAACTTTACCGAACGAGATTGGTTTGCTCGCTTTTCAGCGCCCAAAGGAGAATTCACAGATGAACAGTTTGAAAAGATTGTTAATAATTTTTTCAAACGAATCAAACGCAGAGCAGAAAAAATAGGAGTACAATTCAAATACATTGGCTACTGTGAATGTGGCAAGCTCGGCAAGAATTGGCATCTGCATATAGTGATTGAAGATTGCATCAGAGAAATTGCAACAGAGTGTTGGCAATGGAAAAACGGCATAAACTTCACACCGCTATATCAAGACGGCAATTTTGCCGATCTTGCAAAATATATTCGCAAAGATGTTTGCGGAAAGAAAAGGTTAAGAACATCAAGAAATCTAACCAAGCCCGAAGTAACAGTTGTTGAGGGCAAAAAGCGTGAATTCAAAAAACTTGAAAAAGGCGAGGCTTTGCAAATTCCACAAGGCTATTATCTTGTGCGTGACGAAATGTGGATTAATGACTTCACTGGAGCAAGCTATCATTTTGTATTTATGCAATTGACTGCAACAAGGAGGCTGACAAACAATGAACCTAAAACAAATCAGAGAAATGAGTGACAATATCTGTAATTACAGAGTCAGGATAGCCACTCTTGAAGCAGAGGTAACGCACATTACCTCAAACATTACTGCTGCAAACGGAGCAAGTGCGTCAGGGAGCATTGACAAGATAGTGCCCCAAATAGCTGACCTTCGAAACGAATTACACAACACAGAAACGAGAAGAGCTGTTGCAATATGTAGTATACCAGCTGAAACAACAGAGGGCAGCTGCTTAATTTTGCATTTGCGTGATAAGCGTTCTTGGAAAGAAATAGCGTTCATTATGGGCGGAGGGAATACAGAGGACGGAGTGCGTATGATGTGCAATCGCTATGAGTGGTGAAAGTTGTTCGTTTGTTCGCTTAAGGGTGTGTTAGAATATAATTGAGCAAAGCTCAGAAAATACAAAGTTAATCAAGTCGCTGTTACTGCAGCGGCTTATTTATTTGAAAATGATAAAAAGACATGTAACAGCGGAATGGATAATACAACAAGTACAAAGCGGTAAAGCTTATAGATTTTATCTGACAGCAGATTGGATACAAGTGCGTGAAAAGAAAAAAGAAAAAGAACATTACGAATGTGAACGGTGCAGAGCCGTAGGAAAATATAGCCCCTGTGAAGCGGTGCATCACAAGAAGTACCTTAAAGCAAGACCTGACCTTGCTCTTGACATCAACAATCTTGAATGTTTGTGCAAAGATTGTCATTACAAAGAGCATCACAAACTGCAAGAAAAAATTTTTTCAGAAGAATTTTCCGAGAAATGGTAGCACCCCCGGGGTCAAAAATCGCACTTACCTCAAGCGTATGGATAACGGTGTACAGGGTAGACAATTTGTCCTCGCACGCACGCACGAGAAATTTTTGTGAAAGGATCAATAAAATGGCACAAGTTAAAATGGCAAAAATCAAAGAAAGCTTAATTGAACAACTCACATTAAAAGGAGCAGACATTGATGTGTATCGTGACTTAATCGAAAGTTACATTTTCTACACTAAACTTGAACGACAAATGCAAGCTGACATCAAGAAAAACGGCTTGTCATACAAGGCAATTTCCTCGACAGGTAAAGAATATACTAAAGACAATCCGTCAGTGAAAAATTCAATAATGTACAACAAGCAAAGACTTGCGATTCTATCGCAAATGGGGCTATCAATCGACAAGGTCGAAAGTGATGTAAATGACGAACTGTAAATACCTTGACGATTACATAAAGCAAGTAAAAAGTGGTCAATATCGTGTATGCAAAGAGCAAATACAGCTTGTAAATTTCATAGAAAAAGTATTCGAAAATGAGCAAGTCTATGTTGACAGTGAGCAGGTTGAAAAGTATTTTGCTCTACAGAAATATTTTCCATACGAATTATTTGCGTGGGAAAAGTTTTGTTTTATTCTGCATAATTGCACATATTCCGCACCAGGTGTATTAAGATTTCCCGATTTAGTTTGTGTGGTCGGGCGAGGCGCAGGAAAAAATGGCTATCTTGCATTTGAAGATTTTGCTCTGCTCACGCCTGTCAACGGCATACGCAATTACGATATTGACATTTGTGCAACATCAGAAGAGCAAGCAAGCACAACCTTTAATGACATCTACGAAATTTTGGAAAACAATTCTACAAAAATGCAGCGGCATTTTAAGTGGAACAAAACAGAGATTACAAACATAAAGACTAATTCAACAATCAGATACAGAACTTCAAACAGCAAAACGAAAGACGGAGGCAGACCTGGTAAAGTCGACTTTGATGAAAAGCATGCATATGAAAATTATAAGCTCATTGATGTTTTCACAACGGGCTTAGGCAAAAAAGCTATGCCACGCAGAACAACAATTACAACTATGGGAGATGTTCGGGACGGGCCGCTTGACAACGAGCTTGCCACAGGTCTTGAAGTGCTGAATGGTGATGCACCTGACAACGGCACTCTTTATTTCATATGCAGGTTAGACAATGAAAAAGAGGTATATGAGCAAGAAAATTGGTACAAAGCAAATCCGTCGTTGCAATATTTTCCAAATTTGTTAAGAGAAATTCAAAAGGAATTTGAGGATTGGAAGCGTGACAAAGTAAACAATTCATCTTTTATGACTAAGCGTATGAATATCCCCAAAGGTACAGAAATGCACCCGGTTACAGCGTGGGAAAACATAAAAGCCACAAACAGACCGCTACCCGATTTGGAAGGCAAAACTTGTGTATTTGGTCTTGACTATACTAAAACAACAGATTTTCTCGGAGCAGGTTTGCTGTTTATGATTGATAACGAAATTATTTGGAAACCGATGTCGTGGTATTGCTCACAATCCGCTGACCTCAGCAGAATTAAATTTCCGTATGATAAACAGCCTGACCTACAACGAGTTGATGGTGCAGAAATACCGCCACAAATTGTTGCAGAATGGCTCAAAGAACAGAAAAAGCACTACAACATCATAGCAGGAGCGTTGGATAACTACCGATACACTTTGCTCAAAAGTCCTCTATTGGAGTGTGGATTTGAGTGTGACCGCAAGGGTCTTAATAACTTAAAACTCGTTCGGCCGTCAGATAAAATGCTGGTAGCTCCGCTGATAGCGTCTGATTTTGCAAACCATAAAATCGTATGGGGCGATTCGGCGTTAATGCGTTGGTACACGAACAATACATCTGCAACAGAGGATAAAAATGGCAATACCAGCTACGGAAAAATCGAGCCAAAGTCAAGAAAAACAGACGGCTTTATGGCTTTTGTAGCAGCATATACACAATTAGATTTGCTCAAACAAAGCCAGCCTATTTCAACAGACAATTTTAAAAAATTTTTTAAAGCTATCAGCGTATAGCGTATAAGGTGGTGATATTTTGAATATTTTTAGTTTTTTCCGCAGAAAAATTAAAGCAGCCCCTCAAGAAAATGACAACAGCTTTGATGATAGTTATTCTGCCGCCGAGCAGCGGTTTAGGCTAACAGAGCTTGCACTGTTTACTGCAATTGATTTTATAGCCAAAAGCATTGCCAAGTGCGAATTTGTTACTGTAATTGATAACAAGGAGTACAAAGGTCTTGAATACTATCTATGGAATTATGCACCGAACAAACATCAAACGAAAGTCGAGTTTTTAACACAGGCAATTTCAAAATTAATTTTTGACAACGAACTGTTAATTATTTCAACTGCTGATAATCAGTTGCTCATTGCAGATAGCTATTGCAAAACTGAATATGCTGTTTTTGATGATATTTTTACAAGTGTAACTTGCCGAAATTTTACATATCAGCGTACTTTTAGTGAAAGTGAAGTAATTTATTTAAAGTACAACAGCTTTGCTCTCAGAGGCTTATTAGCCGAAATGTGCACTACATACGAGCAACTTATGATGTCTGCTCAAGAGCGCTACAATAAAGCCGTAGGGCATAAAGGTATAGTAACTTTTGAAAACTTCAACTTTGGCGATAAAGATTTTAACGAAACATTTTCTGAAATCCTCGGAAAGCAGTTCAAAAAATATTATGAGTCAAAGAATGCTGTATTACCTGTTTTCAAAGGAATGAAGTATTCAGAGCCTGCAACAGAGGCAGGGAAAACTACAAACAGTGAAATTACCGATATTCAAAAGCTAAGAGCAGAGGCATATGCAACTGTTGGAAACGCTTTTCACATTCCGCCCGCAATTCTTAGCGGTGAAGCATCAATGCTTTCAGATGCTGTGGATTGTGCTATTGCAAATGCTGTAGATCCTCTTGCTCAAATGTTCGAGCAGGAAATCACAAAAAAGAAATTCGGAAATTCCGAATTTCTAAAAGGCAATTATATGCTTATTGATACAACAACAGTTAAACATATAGATGCTATAAGCAATGCAAATAATCTCGACAAATCAATAGCAAGCGGTGTTCTTTCCCCTGCAAAGGCTCAAAAGTATTGTAATATGCTGCCTTGCGAAGAAGAATGGGCACAGAAATATTACATTACAAAGAACTATCAGACATCAGATGAGGTGTTGAAAGGTGGTGAAACTCAGTGAAAGAAAGAAACTACAAAATCAAGCAGATTGCGGATGAAAATGTCTTGCAAATCTATTTGTACGGTGAAATTGAACCGGGGTATTTAGACTGTTGGGGTTATTACTATGGTTCAACTACAAGTGCAGAGTATATCCGAAAAGCCATTGATAAAGCAGGAACTATTAACAGTATTGAACTGTATATCAATTCTATCGGTGGTTATGTTGACGAAGGTGTCGCTATTTACAATCTGTTAAAAAGGCAGAATGTACCTGTTACTGCGTATATTGACGGTATGGCGTGTTCAATCGCAAGTGTAGTAGCTATGGCAGCGGATAAAATCATAATGCCGTCTAATACAACTATGATGATTCATCACGCTATCGGTGCTTGCTACGGTAACGCTAAAGAGCATAGAGAATATGCAGAACAGCTTGATAAAATCAGCGAAGCGAGCACTAATTCTTATCTCGTACACGCAGGTGATAAACTTACGAGAGAAACCCTTGAACCACTGCTTGACGCTGAAACATTCCTTACTGCACAGGAGGCGCTCGAACTCGGCTTGTGTGATGAAATTCTCGACCCTGTTGACTTAACGGATTCAAAAGAAGTTGTTGAACAAGCAGAACAGAGAAAAAATCCTAAAGCAAAACAAGCAGCGGCAGAACTCACGAAAATGCTCGGTAAAAAGCCGCCACAGGAACCAAACACCACTCAGCACGAAAAAGACAGCTTTGATTTTTTTGAAACATTTTTCAAAAACAAAAATTATTTATAAAGGAGATTAAAAATGAAAAATCTTGATTTTATTAACAATGCTAAAACAAATTTTGCAAAGCAGTTGAAGGAAGCGTTCGCAGACAAAGACGAAGCTAAGATGACATCTGCGTTTGAGCAGTACGCTACAAGTCTTCAGCAGGCTATTATTGACACAGCAGCAGAAGTAGGTGCAACTGCTGACAATGCCATTCTCGCCAAAAGGGGTTTCAGACAGCTTACATCGGCGGAACAGAGCTTTTACAATAACATTAAGACAGCTTCAAAGGCTGTTGATGTTAAGCAGAGCCTTGCAGGTCTTGATGTAACTATTCCGCAGACTGTAATTGATACAGTTCTCGAAGACATTTCAAATGAGCATCCACTTCTTGATGCTATCAATATTGAAAACACTTACGGCTCAGTGAAAGCAATTTTTGCAACTGATACAAAACAAATGGCGGCTTGGGGCGCTCTTAATTCTCAGATTGCACAGGAGCTCGCTGGAACCATTGAAGAAAAAGACTTCTCAACATCAAAGCTTACAGCATTTATTCCTGTTCCAAAGGATATGCTTGAACTCGGAGCTACATACATTGACGCTTATGTTCGCAGAATTCTTGCTGATGCTCTTGCTTACGGACTTGAAGACGGTTTTATCAATGGTGACGGCAAGAACAAGCCTGTGGGTATTCTCAAGAATATTAACGGCTCAGTAACCGCAGGTGCATATCCTGACAAGACGGCGACTAAAGTTACAAAACTCGATATTAAGTCATATATGCCTCTGATCGGTAAGATTGCAAAAGGCAAAGGCGGCAAAACCAAGTCAGTGCCGTTTGTTGACTTAATTGTCAATCCTGTTGATTACCTCACCAAGGTTATTCCTGCAACTACTGTTCTCGCTACTGACGGTAGCTATAAAAACAACATTTTTCCTTATCCTACACGAGTATTTCAGTCTGAAATGATTGCAGTAGGCACTGCTGCTCTTGGCCAGCTTTCTAAATACAAAGCCTGCGTATCGACAGGCAAGGGCGGTAAACTCGAATACTCTGATCAGAACCAGTTTCTCGAAGACAATCGTGTATACACAATTAAAACATTCGCAACAGGTTTCTCGTATGATGAAACTGATTTCTTAAAGCTTGATATCAGCGCTCTTGAACCGCTCGCTATCGAGGTTACTCTCAATTCTAAATCATCAGCATAATAAGCAGGAGGTGTTGAATTATGGCACAGTTAATTGATGATGTGATTAATATGCTTGATTTTGACAGCGAACACATCAAAACTGACGATAGCGCAAAATCAAAAATTAATATCATAATTGAAAATGGCAAGCAACACCTCCGCTCTTTCCATCCTGCCTTAACTGATGAGGATTTCATACGCTCTACAAGAGCAAGAAGTTTGTTGTTTGACTACTGCCGATATGCTTACAGCAACGCAACAGAACAGTTTGACAACAACTTTGCAGCGGATATTTTGATGTTAAGGCAAGAATATGAGGTAAAAGCTTATGACTCAAAGTGATATTAAGTTTTTGACATTTAATGACGGTGTAGCTTTTGTTTTTGATACAGACGAAAACGATACTATTATTGCTAACACAGCACGAAAGTATCGCTTTGGCAACGAAAAAGTTGGAGTTACTCGTTATTACGGCGCAAAACAAAATGATATTGAATTATCAAAAGTGATACATATACATTGTGATGAGAAAATTCAGCCGGATATGGCTTTGGTAATTGACTGCACAAGATACAAAATTGAGCAGGTTCAGCATGACAGATGCAAAAATCCGCCTTGCACTATTTTATCTTTATCTCAGAGAGGCTTATACAAGGAGAAAGCAAATGACTTTTAAAAATTATGATGATTTTGTCGGCTTACTTGAAACTTGTAACTTCAAAGTTGCTGAGGCTGATTTTAGCAAGCCGGTTGAAACTCCGTTTATTGCATATTTCAAAGATGAAGATAAAAATGTATATGCAGACGGAAAAGTTATTTTTACTTTATATAGTAAGATTGATATTGAGCTATATACAGACAGAACAGACCATGCAAGCGAAGAAAAATTTGCAGAATGGCTTAATAGCAATAATCTTGTTTGGAAAAAGACTAACCGAGCGTGGATTGCGGCAGAAAAAATGTGTGTATCATATTATGAAGTAAGAGTTGATTACAAAATATGAGCAACAAAAAATGCGGTATCGACAGAATTGGCGAAACTATATCTCGTGAAGTTGCAGGATATACAGCAGACATACAAATGGGCGTAATACAACTTGTTGATACTAAAGCAGAGGAGCTTAAAGAAGCAATTAAAAAAGCGGCACCTGTTGGCAAAAGAAAAAAATATCGCAGATCGTTCAAAGTAAAAGTTACAAACGAACTTAATGCTTACTATGAAAAGACGGTCTTTGCCTCAGGCAAAGAATACAGGCTTACACACTTGCTCGAAAAACCTCACGCAAGCAGAAAAGGCGGAACTGTAATGCCAAAAGTGCACATTGCTCCTGCAAGCGAGCAAATTCACAAAGAATTTGAAAACGAAGTTAAAAAACTAATTCTCTCTTCCGAAGCAATGGGTGGAGGAATCAAAAGAAAATAAAAAGGAGTTTTTATCATGAACAAAACTATCGCAAAAGTAGGCTATGCAATGCTTACAGAAACAACTGAAGGTACAATCACATATGACAAAGTAAAGTGGTTTAAGTCAGACAAAGCCGGCGGCAGAACAGTAGGTGCAGAACCAAGCGGTGAATCAACTACCGTATATGCAGACGGTTTGCCTGTTATAGTTGCAAATAACAATGCAGGTTACAACATCAGTCTTGAGCTTATTGCTATCGTTGATGACATCGAAAAGGACTGGTACGGCAATGCTGAGGCAACCGAAGGTGGATTTATTGAAAAAGGCGGAATCAGCGTATTACCTCGCTTTGCTTTGCTTGTTGCTAAAGAGCGTTATGACAGCGACAAACTCTATGAAATTGACACATACTTCGACTGCGTTGCATCTACAAGAGCCACACGCAACGATAAGACATCAGAGGGTAACTTTGATCCGCAGTTTCCGACATTCACAATCACCTCAAAACCTCGCCCAGACAATGACTTTGTAAGATACACATCGTATGAAGACACATTACCTGAATCGGTAGTAACTCCAACAGTAAAAGGAGAAGTATAATGAATAAAACAATTAAAGTCGGTGAGAAAGAACTTGAAGTTGAAGTGTCTGCATATACTATGCTTATTTACGAAGACAATTTCAAGAATCGCAGTTTTTTAAGAGATGTCGATATGTTAACAGCTAATCCAAATAAAGTACAGTACAGCTCAACTGTGCGCATTTTATGGGCAGCGGCTAAATCTGCAGACGATACAATAAAACCAATCAAAGAATTTTCAAAGCAGTATAGCATTGGAGAAGTAATATCAACAGCACAGCCCCTTGTTGACATCATTGTAGAATCACTGAAAACCAGCTCAAAAAAAGCAACAGCGGCAGCAGTCTGAGAGTACAAATGACGGCACAGGAGATTTTATCCTATGCCGTCAAATGCGGTCTGACTGTCGCTGATATAAAAATTTTTTCGATTGGTTTTATTTTAGATTACATTGATACTTACTACAAGCTCAAAAACAATCAGAACATACACGCTGATGAAGAAAAATACTTGAAACTTAAATCAGTGTTGCCATTCGTTGAAGAAAAATACAACAGCGGAAATATTACTTATCAGCAATATTCTGAATGGATGAGTGATTACAAAAGATTGGAGGATATATATGGCGTCAACTATTAAAGGTATTACAGTTAAAATTGCAGGCGAAACAACGGACTTGCAAAAAGCGTTGAAGAATATACAATCCTCTTCACGCTCATTGCAAGCGGAATTGAAAACTATTAACAGTCAGCTTAAATTTGACCCTAACAATACAGTTTTGCTTGCACAAAAGCAAGATGTTTTGCGTGAGCAGATTGATAACAGCACCAATGCACTTAAAGAACTTGTTGATGTTGAAGAACAAGTCAAGGAGCAAGCAAAAAGCGGCGAGATTTCAACGGACCAATACAGGGCATATCAACGAGAGGTTGAAAAAACAAAAAGTCAGCTTGAAAGCTTTAAAAAGCAACTTTCCGATACAGAAGCAGCGGCAAAAGCTGTTGATATGAAGTCGCTTGAGAATGAAATGAGCGATGTCAGAACAGAAACAAGCAAAACAACTGACAGCTTTAAAGAACTTGAAGACAAAAGCAACAATACTAACTTAAGCAAATTCAAAAAAGAGGTTGACGATGTAAAAAGTTCCGCATCAGAACTTAAAGATGTTTTATCTGACACAGCAGCTGGAATAGGTGCTGCTTTAGGTGCTGTGGGTGGTTCTGCGATAGCAGCAATAACAAGCGCAAATAGCGAAAAGAAAGCTCTCAATTCATTACAGGCACAAACAGGCTTAACGAAAGACGAACTGCTCAAGTACAAAAGTGTAATTAATGACATATACAAAGATAACTTTGGCGAATCGCAAGAAGAAATCGCCGATACTCTTGCAAAAATCAAGCAGGTTACGAGTGAAACCGACCCGAGCAAGCTTAAAGAAATGGCAGAAAACCTATATACTCTGCAAGATACTTTTGACGGTTTTGATATAAATGAAACATTAAGAGGTATAAACGGATTAGTCACTAATATGGGACTTTCTGCCGAAGATGCGTTTGATTTAATCGTAAAAGGTGCTCAAAACGGCTTGAATTATAGTGGAGAACTTGCAGACAACCTTGCTGAATACTCTCAGATATGGGGACAAGCAGGTTTTTCGGCTGAACAAACTTTCAGTATTCTTGAAAACGGTACAAAAAACGGTGCTTATAATCTCGACAAAGTTAATGACTTTGTAAAAGAGTTTACAATATCATTATCTGACGGCAGAATTGAAGAAAATCTCGGCAGTTTTTCAGAAGACACTGCAACATTATTCAATAAATGGAAAGACGGTAAGGCAACCGCAGCGGATGTTTTCTATTCTGTAATAAAAGATTTAAAGAACGCAAAAACAGACCAAGAGGCGCTAACAACAGCCTCAAATGTGTGGTCGAGCCTCGGTGAAGATAATGCGCTGAAAGTTATAACTTCTCTCGGTGATGTTAATGACAGCTATAAAGATGTCGAAGGTTCAATGCAAAAAATCAAAGACATCAAATACGATGATGTCGAGTCGGACTGGGAAAGCCTCGGAAGAACGATAAAAACAGATGTTATAAATCCTGTCGGCAAATCTCTTTTTCCCGAAGTAAAAAAGCTTTGTGATTTCACTTCCAAGAATACCGATAAGATTATTCCGATTTTGAAAACAGTCGGCTCTCTTACTGCAGGCATTTGGATAGGCAAGAAAACATCGGCAGTAATTACAGCTACATCACAGCTTGTTAATTCTTATAAAGTGTTAAAAACAGCTACTGAAGGGGCTGCTTTAGCTCAAGAGGGCTTAAATCTTGCACAAAAAGCCAATGCTATCGGTGCTGTAGTATCAATAGCGACAACACTCATAGGCACTATCTATGCTTGGAGCGAAGCAAGCCGGGACAATTCACAAGAGTTAGACGAATGGCAAGAAAAAATAGATGTGGCAAAAGAAAAAAACAAAGAACTCACAGATAGTTATCAAACTTTTATAGATAAGCGTAATGAAAAAGTAAGCACAGCAACAAGCGAAAATCAGTATTACGATAATCTCTGGGAAGAGTTGCAAAAAATCGTTGACGAAAACGGAAAAGTTAATAGTGGTTACGAAGACAGGGCGAAATTCATTACAACAAAGCTTAGCGATTTAACAGGCACAGAGATTAAGTTAAATGATGGCGTTATTGATAATTATAAAAACCTTAGAGACACTATTCAGGAAGTTATCGACAAGAAAAAAGCTAACAATATTCTATCTGCATATGAATCAAATTACAATGAAGCTGTTACAAACAAAAGCGAAGCACAAAATAATGTAGAAAGTGCTCAAGCAGCTTATGAAAGTGCTCAAAGGGGTACATCAAAAGTACAAACTGAATACAATAAAGATGTAACAGAGTTAATGACTTTAGAGCAACAGCTAAAAAGAGCAAAAGAAAAAGGACCTATAATGTCAAAAATCATTGGTCTTAGCGCTAAAGTTGATCAAGGCAAAAAAGAATTAGATTCAGCAAAAAAATTTGAACAAGAAAAAAAGAAAGAGTTAGAAACTTCAAAGAAGACTTTGCAAGAATATCTTACAACTATAGATAATTACGAAAATCTACAAACTGCAATTTTAAATGAAAATGAAGAAAATACTTCAGATGCACTAAGAAAAATTCAAAATGATTTTATAACTGCAAAATCAGGAACAGAAGAAACACTTAAGCAACAATGCGTAAACTATCGTATGAGATTTACTGAAATTCAACAAGCAATTGCAGAAGGAAAAACAGATTACTATACTGCTGACGATCTTACTAATATGCAATTACTTTTACAAGCAGCAGAAGATGAATATAATAAATATTGTCAAAATTCACTTGAAACAGGAGAAAAAGCAACGAGTAATGTAGCTGATGGTATTGATAAAAATTCTGTAACAGTATATGAATCAGCCAATAAAGTATCAAAAAAAGGTTCGTTCGGTTTTGCAAGTGACCAACATGAAAGAGTCAAAATAGGCAGCAAAAGTGTTAACGATTACGCATCAGGTATTGACGGAAACAGTGGCGGTGCAAGAAGGGCTGGAGTAAGAATTGGTAAAAGCGCTCGCGG